TGGAATAATATTTTTTACTGCAAATATCTATTTCTAAAACTTCTTGATCTGTCAAAATTAATTGATGTGCAGCATCACTTGCATTTTCACCAGATATACCAAAAAATTGTTCTAATTTTTTAATAATACTTTCTGGTATTTCAATAGATCTGCAAAACTCTACATCTTTTTCTTTTAAATCAAAACCAGTTGCAATTGTTACTCCTGAGTTTGGGGTAGGTTGATAGCCTTGCGTTATGCCTTTGCCTTCACATTCACTAATAAAATCCCATTGGATTGTGTTCATTGTAGCTCCTATTAATAAAAATTAATCTGTCTGCATTGGGAAAAGTCTTGGATAGATCCCTTTTAAGTCAAACAAAACATCGTTGCCTTTTTCGTCTGTATATCTTTTAGTACCTGGTTCATTTGGATTACCAAAATGTATATAATAAACTCCGTTAGCTTCTTCATAATTTGAAAAATAAATACTTTCTTTATCTTCAAATAATTCAGTCCAAGCAATTGCTTGACCATCTATATGAGCAAAAGGTATTTTAGAAAAATCTGCAAAAAATTCATCATTAGATGTTTCTAAATTGCCAGGCATATCTACTCTTTGTCTAATAACAAAAGTACCTTCATCAAATAATGTTTCATCCATATTATCTTCTAACATATCCATTAAATCCTCTGCATCTTTAAAATTTTCTATGGTATCTGGAATGATAATCCAATTGCCATCACCTTGCTCAATCATACCTCCGAAAAATTCATTTCCTCTTTGAACTCTACCAGCTGCTTCTTGTATAGAATCAGTATAAAATTCTATTAAATCAGAGTCAGGATCAAAAGTTGCGTCAGATCCATACTCCCCTGGATCTGCATTACTAATTTCATTTTTGTATTTTGAATTTAATAGTTTGTTATAAAAAATATAATCAGCTGTTTGTAATACTTGCTCTTTGACACCATTCATTTGATTGTCATTAAATGCTGTATTAAAATATTGATTTTTATATTCTAATTTCCATTTATCAGGAACTTGATCTATAATTTGTTTATTAGTGTTATCTTGATAACTTACATATCCTTTAATTGCACTTTCAATACTCCTGGAAATATTGCCATCATTTGCAGCTATAAGCATACCAATATGAGCTAATCCCTCATTCCCTTTACCACTTAAATTTTTAAAATTATTTAAAGCTGAAACAGTATCTGTACCAGCTAAACTTCCCATGTTAGTTAAAAAATTTAATACTTCGTCATAGTTAGCTGTTTTTAACCTTTCATCAATTGCAAGTATTTGATTCTTTGTAAAATATTGCTTATCCATATCCATGCGATTAGCATTGTTAGTTACAACTTCTATGTAGCTGCCATTGCCTGTTCCTTGTGCATCAAATGCGAATTGTTCTGGATTAGAAAAAAAGTCAACATCTGGTATTGGTGGATTTCCTAAATCTGTTTGTAGTTGATTATTATTATCAATTGAGTCAGTTCGCATTTTAGTTATTAAATCTGTAACTTTATCTCTTGCTTTTATTAGAGAATTATTAACTTCACTTGTGCCTTCACTTTTTTTAATTTCATCATTTATAGAATTTAAAATTTTTTGACCTTCAGCAATAGTTCCATTTTTTACTGTTTCAACAAATGTATAGGCATACATAGCATCTTCTAAATCAGTTATTGTATTTTCATATTTAGGTGCTTTGCCATTAGCTATTCTTTTCTGGTCGAGCTCTGCTAATTTTTGTGCATTTGATGTCAGCACATCTAAATCAGGAGATACATATAATTCTAAAGACTCTATATCTGTTTTAACTTCATCTTCTATCATATCACCTTGCGTTGTAAGATTTGTTATTGCTTCTTTTTGATTTTTGTTGAGAGCTACTATTGCAGAATTTTTAATTGTACTTAAATCCTCAGGATTAATTAACTTATTAAATTCACCAGAATTGATTGCTTCTAAAACTTTTTGTGGATTTGAACTTAGTTGATTTTTTAATTCAGTCTTATATGCAATTTCATGATATTTATATATTAGTGCATCTCTATTATTTCCAGACAAAATTCCAAGTTCTATTCCTTTATCAATTTCAACTGCAATATTGTTAAAACCTTTTTCTTTTGTTGCAGCATTTATACCATTTACATATTCATTTGTGTGATTATTAATATTTTGAGCAATAGTTGATTTTCCTTTATCAATGTTGTTTTGATATACTTGTGATTGAACATCAATAAAATTACTTGAATAAGCATTTGTATATTTATCTTTAAAAGCTCTCTTTACAACATCATCATCTATTGTAGATAAAACTTGATTGTAATAATTATCAGATTGAAATTTAAAATTATTTAAAGCATTAGTATCACCTTGAGCCATAGCATCAGCTTTTAGTAAATTAAAACCTTTATTATTCTTATCACCTATTAAAAAATTTTCATATTTTTCAGATAAAATGTTTTCTCTCTCAATAGCTTTTTGCTGTGCATAAAATTTTACAGACATATCTAATCCAGTTTTGCCTAGTGTTGCTAAAGCATTAGCTGGAGCTGCGGCTGCTTCTTGCAATCCTCCAGGTACATTTAACTGACCAGCTCCAGATCCTCCAGCCAGTCCAGTTTGAGATTTATAAGTTGGTATTTGTGCCATTATGTAACTCCATATTTGTTAATCATTCCTATTTGAGCTCCAGTACCAAGTAAAGTTGTACCAGCTTTGTAATAAGAAGCTGTTCTATTTTGTCGAGCTCTAAAAGTATTTGCATCAATTTGTAATCTTGCATTTATTGCTGACTCTTTAAATTCACCAGATTGTATTTTTGCATTGTGCATAATGCTTTCTTTCTCAATTTCTGCTTCTACAAAAGCATCTTTCATTACTTGTATTGGAGTTCCTTCATCTAATCTCACACCAGATACAGCATAATTTGCTTCTGTGGATGCTAAAGAAGTTTGAAAGTTTTTTTCAAATCGTGATACCTGATATTCACCTTTTGTAATTGATTGTTCTGCATTTTGTTCGCTTACTTTAGCATTACGACTCATAATACTATTTTCGTATTCTGCCGCTGAACTTGCTGCATTAGCGGCTTGTATTGTACCAACAGTTGTTAATGCTGCACTTGCAACTAAAAATGGAGTTACACCCATTATCTCACCCTCGCATATCTAACATGATCTTGATTTAAAATGTATTTTTTCATTGTTCCTTCTTCTTCTAATCCTAGCCATTTTGCAAATCGATGTCCTAATACAAAATCTTTTTTGACAGCTGTTTGCAATCTAACAACTTTATTTATTTCACATAATTGTTCTGTTTTTTTTTTAATAATGTACGCAGCTTCTAATTTAAAATTCCAAATATCCTTTGATGCCATAACCCAACCTTCAAAAACACCATCCCATAATGGTGTAATACCACCGCTAACTATAATATTTTGCTTATAGGTTGCAGTAAAACTCATATTTTCTTCTTCTAAATATACAAAACTTTCTCTTAAATTTTTATCAAACTGAACTTTAGGATCGTTCATAATATTGTTAGATAAAATTTGTGCGTGTTCTTTTTTAAAAGGTATTAATTCTAATTTACCCTTCATTAGTTGTGACTCTGGGATAAATACCAATTACGTTTGTCGGTAAAGGTTGTGACTGCCTAATAAAAATATGACCATCAGTATCAAAGTCACCTCTAAATTCTATTCTTTTATCTCCGCTAAATTCTAAAGTAGCTACATCCATTGTGTCTGATGTAGTTCTAAATGGAATGATTTCCATATCTGATAAATTTGAACCTACTTCTAAACCAACTGATCTAAATAATCTTAATGTTATCTCATGTATTCTTTTAATTCGAGATTGTGCAACTCCTTGTTGAGCTCCAGCTTCAATACGCATAGTTTGTAAAATACTTTCATACCCCAAACCTATTTGTATTGTATTGGCAGATCTATCTAATGTTATCGATCCTGAACTTACTTGTTTGTTACTGTGAGTAGATCCATCTGCAAGAATAGTAACTTGCTCACCCTCTAAATGATCTAATCCTGTTATTATAGTAGTGGGTGTTGCATTAGAATAACTTAACCCAGAGTCTACAAAAAAAGCATTATCAATAGTTTCTCCATAATCATAGCTTGTTAAATATTCAACATATCTTCTAGTAGCTCCATTTATAGTTCTTTTGACAACAATGTATAAATCATCTTCATCACTATCACCTGGAATTGTTGCTATGTTTTCTACGTTTGCATTTATAAAAATGTTATCTGTTTGTTCTGATGTTGGAGCTGAAGTCAATTCCAATATATTTTTTAAATCACTTGTTGTGCTTAATTTAAATTCATTTTGATTTATTCTTTTTACATAAAATTTTGTATTTTCTGATAAACCACCAATTGCAGTTCCAGATGTATCGTAATAAATTTCATCATTGTTTTCAAATCCATGAGATAAAGAAAAAATAGTGTTATTAGCAATATTGACACCTTGATATAAATATTGAGTTGTATCAGAACTTGGAGCTGAAGTTAATGATACAGCAGTTCCAGCTGTAGCATTGGCGGCAGATGTAGCTAATTTTATTGTATTTGAATTAGTGGCTATTGCGTAATAAGGAATACCATTACTTAATCCTCCAATTGTGTTTGATAAAGCATAATAATAAACAACATCACCAGTTGATAGACCATGACTAGATTTTGTTATTGTATTATTTGCTGTCGATACATTAGTGGCATTGCTTGTAAACTCTATTGCCTGGACAATAATATTTTTTGATGAATCTAATTTTCCACTAATTTGATGTTCATGCCAACCAACAACCTCTTCATTTCTTTGATAAGTTAATCCAATTAATGCTCCGTCAGTTCTCGTGCACCATAAAATACTATCTGGTTCTTGTTGATAGACCATTTCTGTTATGCCACTTTTTGTAATATCTTCTGACAATATTGTCATATCTGGAGCTACATAAGTGTCAAAGTCATAAGCGTATGCCATTTCTCTTAATTTTCTTTTAGCTCTTTGTAAAAACATTGTGACATTAGCAATTTGAACTGCGTCTACATTTGCAGATCCATAACTTGTTTGTTTTTGTATTTGAACATTTGTAGGAGTTAATGGTGAAGTTGTGCCAGATGCACTTACAACAAACTCACCTCCAATTGTTCCAGCTATCAAAGATCTTTGTGCTGATAAGTATCTAATGGCATTTACTTTATTACTAGCAATTGTATAAACCATTGCGTCTGAATCATTAGATCCAGTTGTAAAATTTAAATAATCTGATGTTTTAGAAAACCACAATGTTTGTGGATCATTATTTGATCCTGCAAAAACTAATCGTTGTTCAAAAAAAGTTACACTACTAGGAAAATAATCTGTTGTAGTATTTAATACTGGGTCTGTTAATTTATTAACTGTATCTGATCCACCAGCAGAAAATGTACCATAGCCGCTAGTGTTTAAATCTGTACCACTAGAGTCTTGTAAATTAAAAGCTGTTGATGAATTAACAGTACCAACTTTAAACACATTACCATTTAGTTGTGTCATGCCACCAATGTTAGTAAATGTAACAAAATTTCCTTCGGACAATCCATGATCCGCAGACGTTGTTACTACCCCAGGATTTGCTTTTGTAACAGCACTAACAGTTTTATTTTCTGACGTTACTAAAGAAGGAGCTGTTAAACTCCAATTAGTATGTCCAGATCGTGATAATTTTCGTATCGCATAATTTGGATGCACCAAGTACATTAAGTCCGCACTCTGTGCAAATTTTATAGTTGGTAAGTCAGCTGTTTGATATGGAGATGCAACTTCGTAAATTTTATTTGCAGCTCCAGCTGATCCATAAGTTGTAAATGCTGAAGAATTGATAGCAACACCATCAACATTTTTTAATGAAAATGTATTAGTTGTTGAGTCTGCAACAATAAAAGTTTTATTATTAACTTCTGTCATTCCAACGACAGCTGTAATAATGACATGATCTCCATTTGTATAACCATGAGAATTTGCAGTTACAACCGCTGGATTAGCTTTTGTAATTGCAGAAATAGTTTTATCGGCTTCTGTAATAATACCTTTGTCTTTGTAAAACCTTATATATTCATTTCCAAACTCCATGACATACGTTTGAGTTGTTGAAAATTCAAATGGAATTAATCTAACTTTATTTGCACTTGATTTAGTTTCATGAATAAATCTTGTTCCTGGTCTACGACTAGCTCCACCATGCGGTTGTATTGTAAAATTTTTAAGTTGTTTGCATCCATTATAATATTTACCTAAATCTGTTCTTCCATCAAGTCTTGGTGACAGTTTACCAGCTGTAAAATTTGTAAATGCAAAAGTTTGTTTTACCATTAATATCTCGAATTTATATAAGAGCTGCTATCTAAATAATCAGCACTTCCCTCTGAAGCATCAGTATGTCTTGCAATAGATAATTTATCTCTGTACTCAGCCTTTAAGGTATTAGCTAAAGGATTACTGTTGGTGATTGCGTATGCAAGTTCAGCTGCAAGTCTTGTTGAAATTGTTTCAATTAATAAAGTATCATACTCATTAGGATCATTAATCCTACCAACATATAAAAGATAAATAGTATCCTCATTTGTTAAAATCTTTCTTCCTTCTACTTTAAATGTTTGTCCACCATTAAGATCTGATGAAGATCCATCTGATGAACTACCAATTTTTATAACTCTTATACAATCACTTGGTAGTGTGTATTGATAAATATATTCGTGCGTTGGTTTATCTGTCTCAACTGCTAATTGCACTCTCTTAATTAAACAATTCCATAAGTGTTCTCTAAAAACACTATCTCTTACAGAATTATATCTTTGATTACATAGCCTGGCATTTTTACTATCTTCAGTTAATGAAGTTATATTATTAGCACCAAGCATATTTAACCCAGAGTTACATATTTCAATTACTGAGCTCATTTTATCCTACTAATGTTTTCTTTGCTGTTTTTGCAGATCTTGTAAAGTTTGCTTTAGTAGGAGCTCCAGCACTTCCAGGCTTTCTCATTTTTTCACCACTACCAGCAGCAATACGTTTGCGTTTGGCGTGAATGTTTGCGTATAGTCC